TCTCCCTCTGAAACAAGATCCAGCACTCTAGCAAATTGTGTGCTTGATAAGGTGTCAGGTGCTTCAGTAGGGGTTCTATCTCCTCCTCCTTTCTTACTACCTCTAATAATTATTTTATCTTCTGTCATTTTTAACCTCCTTGAGGTAATACTATAGGCTCAGAATTAAGACCCGCACTGATAACCACACTTCCAGTCACAACACGACCATAGCAAATTGGCACTGGCAGACCTTGTTCAGAAACGTTAACGATACCGCTAAAACTAAAAGATTGTAATTTTGAAGCCTCATTAAAACTTGGTGGTGCTGGACTAAGTAATTGACTTACACCTCCTAAAACCAAAGCAGTACCAATATAACCTAAAGCTTTTGAAGCTGCAGCTCCTAACAGACCAGTACCAGAACTACCCATAAAACCAAAACCAGTGGGTCCAAGTGGGGCAGCAAAAACAGCCAGACCAATAAGTAAAGCTCCAGCTAATATTTGTCCAAAACCTCTACCAGCACCTTTTATAACAGGAACTATGTGCATTACATCTTTTTCTGACCAAGGTTCTATCATTGGCTTTAAATTCGTTTTATAAATTTTTTGTTTACCTACAGTTATTTTAAATCCATTTCCTTGCTCATCATTACTTAAAAACCAATTACTTAATTCAGGGAAGTTAACACACAAAGCTTTGATAGCGTGAGAAGGATTATCAACCTCTAGTTCAAAAGTTGCTTGACCTAATTTTTTTCTTAAATCACCATAAACTTTAATAATTTTCATAATGACTTGTGCCTAGCTGCAAAAGCAATGTTTTTTATATAATACTCTCCTAAAATATCTCTGCTACTCAATCGACCTTGAACATGATGTAAAACTTGTTGATCTCCTAAATAAATTGCTGCGTGATTTGGCAGATTTGCCTCTAAGTGCATGAACAGTAAATCATGTTTTTTTATTTCGTCTAAAGGAATTTTTACAAAACCTTCTTTCATAAAATTATCTTCATACAAACTTTGACCTTTTTTCCAAAACTCATCAGCCCTGTAATAATCACGTAATTGTAAATTAAACTCTTTTTTAAAGTAATCTCTTACAAGCGTATAACAATCAATAATTCCAAACTGAAATTTTCTACCAACGTAAGGTAATTCAAATCCAGATGGTTCATAATAGCCCCATCTTTCTGTCTGTGGATTGACTATATACCAAGGAACTCCAGATTTTTCACAAGCGACTTTATCACCATCACTAGGAATAGGTGGTTCGTGTGGATGTGAATGTGCTACTCCAACAATTTCACCTTCATCTTCTGCCTTAATATAATCATCACTTGCCAATACAAAAGTATGTTTTGGAAGTTCTGCTATGTTTTTGCATCTTATATATTTTGTTCTACCTTTTCTGATTATAATTAAACCACAACATTCTTTAGGTGTTTCCTCTTTTGCATGATCTAATATTTTTTGTTTAATATCTTCTGTAAGATTCATTTCAACATACCTATACTTGGAAATGATCCATAAGGTAAAGGAGCAAATTGACCAAATCTAGCTTTACAAGAACTTAATCTTTTACCGCAGACATCTAACGCAGCACTACCAACAGCTTGATCGTTTATATCAAAATAATTTGTTCCTGTGTAACTACATTCTGAACTCCTGTAAACCCACTGGCAAATATTAGATACACATTGTCTCTTAGGTAGCATTTCACCTTGCTTATCAACAGGCATTAGTAACTCAAATTGAACTATATCTCTGTTTTCAGATACTTTTCTATCAATACTAAAAGTCTGATCTGCATATCTTGCATTTGGATCAGCATCAGGTTGTCCATCAAGATATTTTCTTAAGGTTTGGATCCTTCTAACTGTAGTTCCAGTAAGATCATTACCATTAAAAAGTGCAGTCTGGCTAGGATTTGTAGCACGTTGAACATTATTTACAGTTTTAATTAGTGCTGTAATTGCACCATCTAAATTAGCAACAGTAAGCGTTGGTCTAGGCAAAGTACCTTGAGTTGTCTGTTCAAAACCCTCGCTTTTTATTGGTATTGCTGTATAAGTGTTACTGTTAAAAACTATATTTCCAGTAAATCCTTCATTTAATCCATTATGAAAATAATATTTACTTACACCTAAAGCAGTTGCTACTTCGTCTACAAATTCAAGTTCAAATAATTCAATAATTTTATCAGGAGCAAAACTATTTAAATCTTCAAAAATACTACTTATAGCAGTCCAAACAACAGTATTGTCATTAACAGTAGAGCCTATATCTGTGCCAAAGGGTGGTTCTGAACCTCCTGTAGTCCCTGCTGTGGTACATTCAAAAACAAGACCAGTAGGTACAATACCAGCAGCGGATCTTACAACAGTTCCGAGAGTAACAACTGTATTTGCAGTCCAAGCAGAATAAGCCATTAAGTTTCAAATACCTCTCTAAATGTACATTGAATTACTGCACGATTTAAAGATGGAATTGTCTTTGTAAAACTATCACAAACAAATTTACGCTGCCCTGACATTGTTAAATCTACATTTCCATTGGTCGTTCCACTTGCAGTTGTTAAGACAGTAAAGGTGTTTTGGTTTACAGCGGAAGTAACAATATAGTCACCATCAGCGGCTAAACCACTTGTAAAATCTAATGTTACTTTATCTCCAATAGCTACACCATGATTTGTAATCGTGATTGTAACTGTGCTTCCTGATCTTGCGTAAGTACCTGTTTTTGAAATGCCTTCAGCAGGTGGAGTGAAATTAAAACTTTCATTATCAAAAGCTCTGCTATTTAAGAAAGCTTCAATAATGTCAGATTCAGTTTCAGAAACCCTAAACTCTAAGCTATATGTTTTAGGGTTTTGGTTTATGCCAAAAGATAAACGTTGTTCAAATCCATCTCCAAAAACAACAGTGCGAACTCGTGGTGCTGTGTTTTTAGCAAAACTATAAGTTGGTGTGATACTTGGAAAAGTTGACATAATTATGCTCTAGATAAAAGCCCTCCAGCCCTTGATTGTTTTACAAGTTCTTGTTGCACTGCTAATCCAATAAGTTTACCTAACTGACTAGAAGTAGCCTCATCACCCTCTGCTTGCGTTCCAGAGGCATCAACGGAAACATTGATAACATTTGTAGTGCCTCCGCCTAATTGATTATTAGGAACGATTGTACCTGATGTAGTAGGAACAAAAACCTCACGGCCTCGTTCACCAACCATATAAGGTTGATTTGCACTTACTCGACCACCATTGGCACGACCAAACAAACTACCAAAAAATCCACCGATAGGACCACCGATACCAGCAAAGGCTTTTTGTATTGCAAGTTCAACTAATTTTCGCTTCATTTGGTCAAGTACTTTGATTGCAGCTTCAGCTAAAGTCTGTGTACCCATAACAGCATCAGTAAGATTTTGTACAATTCCATCTTCGATTTCTTGTCCCATCGCTGCAAACTTACCTTTTAATTCTTCTGCGGCTTCAGCATTTTTATCAATTTCTGTTTTTTGATCCCTTAGAAGCTGGTTGGCGGTAAGTTGATCTGTTATTTTTTGTCTATTATGTTCACCATGAATTGCTACGGCATTGTTTATGTCGTGTTGCAGTTGCACTTCTTTTTGATTTCCATCAATCGCTGCCTGTAACAACTCACCTGATTGTTCTTGTCTAGCTATATATTTATCAAAAGCTTCTTTTTTCTTTTTTTCTTCTTTCTTACGTTTTTCTTCAGCTTTAATTTCTTCTTCAGTAAGTTCTTTGCCTTTTTCTGTTTTTTTATTTGCTTCTTCTTTAAGTTTTACAATTTTGTTAGCTGACTCTTCAATTAATTTCTTATCTCTTCCTGTGGCTTCTTTATGTTGCCTTGATAACTCATTAACGATATCAGATTGTGCTTCTAGAGCTGCTGTTACTTCTTCTTCCCCACCTTTATTTACTAATTCATTGAATTTTTTCTGTTCTTCATTGGCTTTTATTAGTGCAGTAGTTAACAATCCTGCACCTGTAGCTAAAGCAACGAAAGGTATTGCATTTAAGGCAATAGTCGCTAATCCACCTGCATAAGCAATTTTCTGCAAACCTATACTTATAGCAGTAAAGAGAACTGGTAAGCCTTTTGCTGCGGCTGCTATTCCAGTAAATATTCCAATAGTTTTACCTAGTGGTGAAGTTATTAACCCTTCAG